TCTATCGCTACACAAACGGATGGTACAAAAGATATACCCACAGAGGCACAGGTATCTGGTAATACCAATCACGTATACAGAAGTCAATCAGGCCATGTAATAGAAGTTGATAATACATCAGGATCAGAGAGAATAAAAGTAGCGCATAAGTCTGGTTCACATATACTAATGAAAACAGACGGCACAATAGAAATAAAAGGTAATACAAACGTAATTGGTACACTGCATGCAACAGGAGATATTTCAACCGAAGCGGGTAATTCACCTACACTTGCAACACACGTACACGAAGAAGTGCCTGGAACAGGTGGATCATCATCCCCAACACCAGCAACTACTATGACATCAAAACCATTTGCAGGTGGAACAACCGTATCTTATGATGAAGAAGGAAACAGAACAGTAACTTAAAAGGTATAAATACTTATATGTCAACAGTAAAACCAATAAACACTACCGGCTCATCAGATTTTTTATCTGATATACCAATTGGTGATAGCAGTAGAATTATTAGGTCTACTTCAAGGGCAAGTGTAACTTCCCGTAGAAAGGGTTGGGCAGATTTGGATTTGGCATTACCAATACATCCAATTAGAAAGGATATTATTACTCTAAAGGATGATGCTGCAATAAAAAATGCAGTAAAGAATTTATTAATAACTAATTTTTCTGAGAGACCTTTTAATAAGAATATAGGCGCTAATCTTAGAGCATTACTCTTTGAACCAGCAGACGTTCTAACAGAAATTAGTTTAAGAGAAAATATAGCAAATACACTGGCAAGACATGAACCTAGAGTGGATGTGATTGATATTGATATAATCGACCAACCAGATTCCAACTCTTATAATATAACGGTAAATTTTTTAATAAAAGAATTCAATACCGATCAGAGTGTTCAAATAATATTAAGAAGGTTAAGGTAGAATTATGGCAACGAATTTAAATGTAACAGAATTGGATTTTGATCAGATAAAACAAAATCTAAAAAATTATCTAAAAACACAAACTGAGTTTTCAGGTTATGACTTCGAAGGGTCAGGATTAAGTACCCTTCTTGATGTTCTCGCATATAACACTCATTATAATGCCATGGCCGCTCACTTTTCACTTAATGAGGCATTCTTGGACTCAGCACAGATTCGTGGTAATGTAGTCACAAGGGCAAAACTTTTAGGTTATACTCCAAGATCCGTTCTTGCACCAAGGGCAACTGTTACACTTGTAGTTGATGTTCTTTCAGAAGTTGGTACCAAACCAACCAATTTATCATTACCTAGAGGGACTAAATTATCAACAACTGTAGCTGGTGAAACATTCCAATACGTAGTATTATCTACACAGTCAGCTCAACGTGATACAGTTACAAATAGTAGTGATGTAATAACTAGTGATAAATATACGTTTACAAATGTTGTAATTGCACAGGGCGCATATAAATCATTAAGATACAGAGTTGATAATGATATCGAAAATCAAAAATTTCAATTATCGGATTCTGATACCGATACAAGTACATTAAGAGTTAGGTTACAAGAGAACGAAGAATCAACATCATTTGATATTTACACAAAGTTTGAAACACTTTTAAATGTTGATTCAACTTCCAAAGTATATTATCTACAAGAAAATTCAGGTGGGTATTACGAAATATATTTCGGCGATGGTGTTACAGGTAGAAAACCAAATAACAATAATATTGTAACAGTCGATTATGTATTTACCGAAGGTGAAGAATCAAATGGGGCAAATACATTTAGTATGGTCGATACGATAGGCGGTTTTAGTAATATTACACTTACAACAGTGGCAGCCGCGGCTGGTGGTGCAGAGGCAGAGACCAAAGAATCAATCCGATTTAACGCTCCACTTACATTTACATCACAGAATAGAGCTGTTACATCAGATGATTATAGAGCAATCATACAAAGAGAATTTACAAATATATCTTCTATATCATGTTGGGGAGGAGAGGATAATGACCCACCCGATTATGGTAAGGCATATATTGCAATCAGACCCTTGGTCGCAGAAACACTTACAGCTGCCGAAAAGTCAGAAATTACAGGTACTATATTAAAAGGTAAAAACGTTGTATCAATTACTCCAGAAATTGTAGACCCTAATTACACATATTTGGAATTAGATGTATTCTTTAAATATAATCCAAACCTTACAGATAGAACTTCAGTAGAATTAACTTCGGTAGTCAGAGATACAATATCAGATTATAATTTTAATAACCTAAATAAATTTGATGGGGTATTCAGGCATTCACAATTATTAAAGTTAATTGATAACTCGGATCCTGCAATACAAAACTCTACTGTAAGACCATTTATGTTTATGAATATATCACCTTCTATTACTGCAGGTGCAAATAACTTTTCATTAAAATTCACATCGCCTATTTTCCAATCTGGCAGCTCTACTGCATTTATTTTATCTTCAACGGCATTTAAAATATCAGGCGTAGACCATTATTTTGGAGATATACCAATAGCAGATTCTACAAAAAGAAAAGTAATAGTATATAAAATTGTTTCTGGAGAAAATGTTACAGTAATTAATGACGCTGGAGAGATTGATGTTGTAAATGGTAGTGTTACATTAAATAATTTTACTCCTGATACAACTGATTCGATTAGGGTAACCGTAATACCTAATTCATTAGACTTGGCACCTAAAAGAGACCAATTAATTGCAATAGATGCAACTCGAGTTACAATAACTCCTGAAATAGACAAGATTTCAGTGGCAGGCGCATCAGGAACAATAGGATATACAACACCTTCAAGGTTGAGATAATCAATGACAGTCAAAGATTCAAAATTTTATAGTGACGATATTATATCTCCAGGATATATTGAGTCCAAAGCATCTTCTACAAGAAAAAGTAAAGAGGATATAAGATTTAAAAGTCTAATTCCTTCGGAAATATTAGAAGGTGCCGACGGAATAAAACAACTATTGGAAGCGTACTATGCCTTTTTAAACCTTGATGAATTTATCTATGCAGAAAACGAGACCTTCTCAGATATTGTTCTTGACAATAAGGCAGTTTTTAGAATACCAGATCCTAATAATGAAAATAATAGATTCTTTACCGATGAACAGGGAACCGATTCTGTTCTTACCGTAACCGATGCATCTGGTAATATTACAACAGTACCACTTTCTAGTCCTAATATTATTTCTATTTCAAATGGTAACGAATTACCTGGTACTTTGGCATCACTTACTTCAGAAGTTGGTAAAACATTTCAGATACAATTCTTTAATGCTGATGGTACGGCAAATTCTTCTTTTAATACACAAACCGCCAAAATAATTACACCAGTTAAAAACTGGATAGGTCCTGGGCCTTCTCACATTTTAAATAATATAGAACAGGCAATGGACATTGATTCTAATTCAACATTATTTTTAGAATTAATGCAAAAAGAAATTGCGGCCGCCATACCTAGAAGTATAACAGTTAATAAAAGAAACCTATATAAAACAATTATTGATTATTATAAGGTAAGAGGTTCATCAGATTCTATTGAAATATTTTTTAGACTTTTATTTAACGACCAAGTGGAAGTGCAATATCCTTATGATAAAACATTAGTGCCTTCATCTGGTAATTGGGATATTAATGCCTCATTACCTAAGGGCGGCCAGTACTTGGACAATAAAGGATTTTTATCCAATAATATTAAAATACATGACAGTTTAAGATATCAAAGATTTTCATACCTTGTGCGTACAGGACAAAACGTATCAACTTGGGAGAATGTATTTAATAGGTTAGTACACCCTGCAGGGTTTATATTCTTTGGAGAAATTTTATTACTTATTGAATTAAGTAAAGCAATATTAGGAGAGGATACTACAGAAGGTGATACTCTTGTAAGAAAGGTACTATCAGCAATGCCGGAAAGACAACCTGGTGCAATTGGTATTGAAGATTTACCACTTCTTGTAGAGGCATTTGCTTCTGTATTCTTACCTACAGTAGAAGCCAAAATACATAAAAATGCTACTCTCTCAATAACATTAAATGCCACAGGACAGGTAACGGCAGTTGAAGTACCAGAAAGAGGATTTGGATATGCATCAGTACCTAGTATTACAATTAATGGTGAACCTCAAACTGGTTATTCTATTACGAATGCCGTATTAACTCCTGTATTAGATTCATTGGGAAGAATTGATTCTGTAACTATTAATAACCCTGGGGCAAGATATACTAATATATTTGCATCTGTTGCAGCAAATCCAAATGCTGGAAAATTGGCCAATGTATTTGTAACTGGATCGGCAGATAAAAACTTTAAGACTGCACCAACACTTATATTTGATGATCCGACTGCAGTAGATGCAGAAGGTAATCCACTTGCATCAAATGTAACTGCTACGGCTGCATTTACTCTTAACTCAGATAATGAAATTCCGAATACAACTTTAACAGTAGCAAATAGTGGGATAACCAATGCAGGAAGTGGTTATACTGTAGATCCAGAAGTAAGAATTGGTTCTAATGCAAATAATGAAATAAGAGGTAAAGATATTAAGCCTATCTTAATACTTTTATTAAATCATATTTCAGATGCATCAAGGACCGATATAAGCAATAACTATTTTAACAGGAAGGGAACTTCCTACGTAACAGGCACTAAAAGGTACGCGTATAACGAAACCTTAGAGGTTTTAGGAAGTAGAACTATACAAAGTACTGATGTAGCCAATATAAATAAATATAATGTGAAATCTTATATTCACATAAACTAAGGGAAACAAATTATGACAGCAATAGTAACATCAAATTTTAGATCGGTAAATGCCGAAAATTTTAAACAAGATGTCGCAGATGCAGCCACTAGCGTATATGTGGGAATAGGAAAGGCAGACGCTTGGTCTAACTCATTATCAGATACTACTGATACAACTCCATTTACACCT